TAAGCACAAGCTTTGTTGACTCTCTCCTCCACACTTGCAGAGGAGAGTGATGCAATCAGTGCAAGTTCAATCATCGTGCGTACAGATAACCACCTGCCCAATCTGCACGACGATAACACTCTTCACGGGAGTTCTTATCAAGCAGATTGAATCTTACACCTTTTGCAGGTGCTTTGAATGATGCAGGTTTGAATACCTCACCCGTCTCTTTATCCACAAATGCAGACACTGAGGTGCTGCCACTTTGATTCATCAGAATCTTGTAATACTTGCGAGTTTCTTCTACTTTGAAACCGATGCGATAGTCATACGTTCCCTCACGAATCTCATCGAGTTTCTGATTGTGATAATCTACATTCTGCAAATTGGCAACAGCAGCACGATGCAACTTTGTGGCATTGAGTCGATAATCAACCTCCAATGCTTCACAGAGCGATTCAACATAACGAAGAACAATGTTAGACATGGTGATAATCAAACAGCGAAAGTTTTCTCAACAAGAACATCCATTTCATCATTCATCTTCACATAATTCCATTCACCTTCATCCTCACCTTCTTGATACAAATGAATGAAACCTTGGGCATCTTCACGAACCCAACAATCATCATAGTTTTCATCATCAAAGACGTAACCTGATGCGATCAAACCTTCAACAAAAGTCATGGGGTGTTTCTCTCAACATGGCCAAGATAATTCATTTCAGTGCCGAACGCAAGGGGGTGTGTGACACTTCCTGAACTGTCACCATCCTTTGGGTTTGGTAAAGTTATAAAACGAAAACTTACGACGCTTAATCAACTTGAATGTGCCGTTCGCATTTGTCATCACAAAACCTTCATGATTGACTCGTTCATAATCAACACCAAGATCAATGATTGTATCAACGAACTCGCAAGATGCAAGACCTTCCATGATCATTTCCTTTGCTTGAGTGATGAGATTGAACAGCAGCAACAAATTACCATCGAGACAATCAATCTCACGATGCTCACGAATACATTTGTTGATTGCAATTTGCAGTTGTGCTACTTCTTTTGCATCAGGGTACTTAACAAAATTGCTAACCACACTTGCAAGACCAAGAATGTAATCAACTCTACGACGACGGGAGGTAACATGTGCATTGGTATTTACAAAATACGTTTTCATGAAGTTGGATTTGAGATAGAATGGCACATCAAAAGATGCAGTCAATTCTTTCATCGAACTGCCATGATAAAAAGTATGGCAAGCAAACACAATAGAGCAATCCAGAGGAATGGAGTCGAAAGTGTAAGTGATAGTATTGGGTGTGAACTGATTTGTACCACCAAACCCAATAAAGTCGCCCTGATAAATGCCATCAACTTTGGGCAACGTTTCAAGGCAGGTATGAAGAATAGCAGCAACTTTCGGATTGTTACTGTGATTCTTCTTAATGTCATGATGAGTATAATTGATCTTGACTTTTACTTTGTTGAATACACTCTTGGTGCCAACAAAAAATCTACCATTCTCAGGATTCTTGCCAAATACAATAGCAGGAGCACCGTCCCATTTAGTAGAAACAGTGCTGTTACGTTCACGCAGAAACTTGATAACCTGCTGAACAGATTGCTTGCCCAGCAGCACAGAATCTTCGGGATGTTCTAGATGGGTGTTTTTCATAAAGCCATCATACATCAAAAAGGGGATCTGTAAAGACCCCTTGTGCCAGTTCTTAAAGTGTCATACTACTTTAACGATTCCCAAAACGAATAGATTTTATTATACAATGCTGCTACAGATACCTCATCACTATTTAACTTACTTTCTTCATTTTTGGATAGAAGTTGCAACGAAGAGATGAGAACTTCAAGTTCTTGATTGTTCAGTTGAATGTTCATTTGCGAAGAGGAGAGTTGTAGTAACGACGAAAAGCAGTAACAACAATAAAAAACGTCGAAGCAACACCAATCAAACCAAGAAAGGTAACAGTATCGCCGCCGAAAGTGTAAGTGTCAGGAGTCATGATCAAAGAAAATTAACGCAAAGTTTGTAAATCAAATAAAGAGCACCAGCACCTAACAAAAAAGGCCAGTAATTCATAATAACATAAATTGCACCAAAGATCAACAGAAGATAAAAGATGCCACCATAATCGGTGTCACTAGATGACGAACTGCTGCCTCTTGCAACTCTTAAATTGTAAATGTAAATTGGATTATAGAGACGTTCAATTTCTTTTTTAGCAGAAGAAATTGAACCAGATTCTACACTGACAGTGTACGAAGAACCATCTGTAACTGTTTTAATTTCTGATTGATACTTTGCCATCAGAAATCGTAGGATGATTCGAGATACGACTCAAATGATGCTTTGTCGTCATCATCTTGAGTGAACTCACGCATCTCTGGCAGATCATAGATTTCGCCAGGAGAATCCATAATTTCAGTCAAAAGATCGTCACACATAGAGAGTCTCCTTCAGGAACAAAGCCAAAATAAAACAGAATCAGTCAGAAGTCAAGGTGCGGTGGACAGTTTGCGAACTGGACTCGATGTCATTCCAATGTCTAATCACACCTGCAACAATAAACGAATTAGTAACGAAATAGGACACAACGATAAATGTGCGAATTATGGCAATTTGATCAGCAATGTGATCTTTTTTATGTGCCTTTTCGCCTAATGCCTTTGCCCACAATCTCCATGCTGATTTCATTATAATTTTCCCTATAAATTACAATTTTGACATCTTGTGACCGATGTTTCCCTTCTTTGATAAGAATTGAGACATATTTCTTACTACAGAATGAAACAACACCTTGAATACCTTTATAAGAAACGAGTGTGCCTTCTGCGTACATAGTTAATTAAATGCTGCCTCAAGTGGTGTTTGTTTGACTTGCATTGCCGTCCACGGCCTGGTGTTATCTATATCAACTTTGGATCCCACTGTTTTGTAATTAACGGGGGCATAGTATTCTCTTCTTTTTGGAGAATAGAATCCCCATACGGTTTTGGTACTGGCACCCAAGTTATAATCAAATTGCCGATGACAGATGAGATCAATGCGAATAAGACGAGTGTTGTGCTTTTCAAAGGAATAAGAATAGTTTTTGGGTGCTTTATGAGGAAACTCAGGAATCATGTTACGAAAGCATCAACGATTCGGGATTGTTCTTCATCAACGAGTGCAAAACGCAGTGCCTTGACTACATTGGTCATAATACGATCATCATAACCGTCTTCACATTCATCACGCCATTCTAGCAATAGATCGTGACATTCATTATCATCTTCTGCGATAACATTGATTACGCCACCATACTCTGAACTAGGAAATCCAACCCAATAATCAACAATGTAGAGATGCTTCATGTCCTCTCTTAAATTACTCCTTTAGTTTAGCAGTGTGTTGGATGTTTGTCAACTGACGATTTAGTTCGACTTTCATTTGAATCAAATGTGAATACAAAAAGGATTGATATTCGTTCCCCTCAAGAAGAGAAGTCAGATTATCAATTTGATCTAATGCAAGAATGAGTTTGGTGGTTTGATTCATGAGGCCATCATACAGAAAAATCAACGCATCACAAGAATCTTATGCCACTTTTTTAACTGGCACACCATCACCTTTACCTTCGAGTGATCGTACCATAAGCTCTGTAAATCTTTCCATTTTGTCATAATGAACAGATGCAGGATCGTAATTGATTGCATCCTTCAGTGCAACTAATTCATTCCATTCTTCGATCGTGAGATCAGCAGAACCTGTGCGGGCGAGAGTCATAATTCCTCCAAATGTTGTGGTATCATAACATTATTATTCAGCACTATCTATAAACTTAATCTTTTCTTTGGGATCGGTTTACAATACTTAATCATCTTTGTTAAAGAATGATCCAAAAAATCCAGAATCTCCAGGATTTCGGTTTTCAAGTTTGTCTAATAACGAATCTGCAGTCTGTAATGATTCAATACGATGAATTAAATCTGCAATTACACTACAAACAACTGGACGTTCTTGTCTTGCAGCATATGCCAACGCATTACGCAATGACGATTCAGCTTCTTTCAGTGATTCTTCAACAGATTGTGATAATGCCATACTTTAGGGTTCTCCAAGTCTTTACAGCGTGGGTAAAAGATACCATCTTGATAACAAGCATCTTTTGGGTTTAGTTTGTTATATTTTAACATAACTTCCGATTGATTTGAATTATTAGCAAAATTATCAAAATGACACGTCAAATTATTCAAACATAAAAGAATGTCAAGCATTAGAACTCATCCATTCCAAGTGGTTTTGTTACTTTACGAAAAGTGTATGTTCCATCATTATTATCTACCCATTCAACTTGATCACCTTCTTTAAGATCTGCCGCCTCTAGAAGATCATCGGGAAATGATATAAAATATTCTATTTCATCAGTATCAAAGTTTTTACATTCTTCTACGGGAAGAATCCACTTATAAGGTTTATCTATGTTAGTCTCTTGATTTTGGTTTGTTGCACTCATTACAATAGTATGAATATCCATGTTTAAAACATTTTACCACTTGATAATGTTCTTTGTCAAGTGATTTTTCTTCTCCACACTTACTGCATTTCCTTCTTGTATTGCTTACGAACTCGCTTGAGATCTTTGAGTTCGAGTTTGATATTTTGATAGGCAGTTTCTGCATCAATTTTTCCGCCCATTTCCATTGCACAAATGACATCGACTCTTGTTCCAAAGTGTGTTAATGCTTTTTCAAATGTATCCAGTTCTTCATACATCTATCGAAACTCCACAATGCTCGGCAAGTATATCTATGCGAGCATCAAGAGAGTTCTCAAGACGATAAAGTTCATTAGTAAGTGAAACGTTCTCTTCCTCAAGAACTTTCACTCTATCTTGCAAATCAACGATTAAAGTGTATAATGTTGTTCCGATTTCCATTCTCGTGTTACCTCTTTGAAGTCTTGTAAAATACCATCTCTAAAATGCAATAGACATCTTGGCCAATCTTCCCATTTTCCATCCCATTCGGCAGGGCAAATCTCAATGTATTTGGTTAATCGAAATGGAGTTACTTTTCCGTGATTGCCATTCGGAACCCACTGAAAGTTAAAAAAGAGACGTTTATCATCATAACCCTCATCACCCTCTTTGAGTTCTACAAAATCAGCAGTGTGAGCATAATTGACGACATATAATTCTCCCGATTTATTGAGATAATATTGACTCATTGTGCCACCATAGCCATCCTCAATATTTTTTGTGTGTAATTCTACGTTTGTAAACTGCTCACCCAAATTATATGATGAGCGAAAGTAATCAAACATCCCCATCGTCTTCCTCCTCCAAATCAATACCATCTACAAGATTTTTCATTCTTTCAATAACTTCATCCATAGGATATACCTTTTCTTTACCGGTTGCTACATCATCTGCCATTTGCAGAAGATTCTCTAAGAAATGTTTAGGATAGATTTCATCTTCCAATGAATTCCAGAAGTATAAGATACACTGTTCTAATGGATCATCACTTACAAGTAAGGCATAATCTTGATAGTTGTTACCCATCAAATCTGCCCAGTTCTTGTAAGCATACCAACAATTATACCATCCCTGAATGATACAAGAGTTCCAAATATACTCAAACCAAGACAGTTTGACTTTATCAGTATTAGTTCCTAAGAGGGGTTTTGAGAACATTGATTCTCCTCATCTAATTTTTCAGCGTAATCCCAACGCCAGGTTCTTGATATAATATCTAGATCAAATCCAAGTTTATAAACCCAGAACATAATACCAAAGAGTCCATTAGAACCCATAGTAACCTGCACGTAGGGCCAACTTGGAAAATCATTCCAACTCACTGATGTTTGAATCAGTGTCCAATTTTTAACAGTGATGAACTGAGCATAATAATCGTGCCCAAAATCAGTTCTGTGTTTCAGTTGTAGTAGTTTCATGTGCAGCAATTACCTCTTCGCATTGTTTCATAAGCATATCAATAAAATCCTGTTCTGTCCAGGTATTAAAGAGACTTTCCGTGGGATCATTTGGATCCCAAGAAATCTCAAATCCATCTTCAGTTTCTTTGACTTCAATCATTTTTCATATACCGGACGAGTGTTGTTACAATGTAGAAAGTATTGGTATTCTGCAAGCATACCATATTGCCACTGAACTACATCACAACCTTTGTATGTATCTATAACTGTATAAGTTCCTTTGTGATCGGATGTGATTGATTGTGGTTCTTTTACTTCTTCTGAAGAATAAGGGGCAAACATTATATAAAACAAACTGAGAAAAGACATACCAAGCACTACACCAAGTAGTATGGCACGATTATAATCAAAGTTCTTCATTGTCCTAACCTCAGTTTGCGTTCTGGTGAAGGTTTGTGTCCATAGAATATATCATCATAAGGATAGATGTAGTCATCATACCATCCAGATGATAATGCTTCCCAGAACTCATTAGTTCCGTAACTATCCCAGGCATATAGAAAGTCGTGAAAGCCTTCAAGGAAGAGTTCAAGTTTTGTTGGTTCTTCAAATCTCATTCTTCCAACCTTATTTTATCAATCACATAATGTATATTTTCTTTACCATCATCATCCATTATATTTTCACCTCGTCTCATATAAAAGATAATTTTAGCACCACTTGCAAGTTGTTCTTCAATTCCCTCCATCGTTCTATATGTTCCAGTTCTCATATCTTCTGGAAGTGAATTGAATGCGTCTTCAAGTGTTTTGATTTGTTCTTGTGTAAGAGTAGTCATACTGTTTCATCGCTCCACCAATAGCTCAGTTTATCACCAACAGCAGAAATATTCAAGTGATAGATTTTACCATCTTGAGTATAGACACCAACCCAGAGTGTGCGTTCATTCATACTTTCAAGATGAAACATCTCAACATCTTTCAGCACAATCTCATCTGGATTTTGTTCAGGATGTTTCATTTCTACTTCTCGTTTTGCAGCTTCCTCAAGCATTTCTTCGTGAGTCAGTAGTTCTCGGATTTTATCCTTTCCGTATTGTGTGAGTTCTTGTTTTTTACTACGAAGTTCTTCAACTTCTTCTTGAGTCAGATTGACCCAAGGCATATCTTCACTCATTAAAACTCTCCTGAAACTGTTTCCAGCGTTTATCTAATTGACTATCCATCCAACCCCAGACACCGTGTTCCATACCATCAACACCAGCAACTTCAATCTCATCTTGAATAAGACGGCGGAGCATTTCAATTTGTTCGTCAGTCATACCCATCCAGCAAAACCAAAGATATATGCAAGTCCCCATTCTAACGTATGAGGTGGTAATTCGTCAATATGTTCAAATGCAAGTCGTCGTGCATGTAAAATGCGTTCTTTACCCACCGCAAGTAGATTTGCTTTAGAACCTTTGAGAAACTCATTGAAATCTTCTTGATTGTTTTGTTTTGCGCCAGAGATATACAACCTCCGCATTTCAGTGAAGAGTTCCGCAGTTTCAGGAGCAAATGTGACTACTTTATCTCCTACAGGTATTTCCATACGCTTCATACATCCCATAGAGAACTTCATGGCATCTCTGACTTCATCAACAGTCAATGTATCATCTTCACCAGCACGATAGGTGTGTTGAATAATACCATTCGTACATTCAATCACTCGCAACAGAGCAATCTTATCTTTTTCTACATCGGGCAGAGCTTCAAATCTCGTTGTCCAATCAATCATAATCAAAATCCTTTTTTATTCTTTTTCTTCGGTTCTTTATGATCTAGAACCTCAACATGACTGAGAAAATTACC